ACTTTACCAACCACAGGTAAGTATTATTGGGAAATAACATTAACAACTATTGGAACAAACAATACAACCATTCGTGCTGGAATATGTAGCCCAACAACTGCTATTAGCGGTAATTCTATTGATGACGCTTCTACAGCATATCTTCAAATTACTAGCGGGGATAAGCGTAATAACGCTAGTTCTTCTACTTATGGCGCTGGATTTTCTAACGGGCAGATTCTTCAAGTGCTTTATGATGCTACGGCTGGTGCAATTTACTTTGGACAGAACAATTTATTTTCTAATGGTTCAGGAAATTTTAATCAACCATTTTCTACTGCAACTGCGGCATTTACTGGTTTATCAGGCGAATTTATGCCATGTTTTATTACTTATGGCGGTTCAGATATTGCGGTTAACTTCGGTCAACGCCCATTCGCCTACACCCCACCAACAGGTTTTGTAAGACTAAACACATTTAACTTAACTACTCCTACGATTGGTGCTACTGCATCTACAACAGCGAATAAGTATTTTGATGCAACGACATATACAGGCAATGGTACTGGACAAAGTATTACTAACTCAGGTTCTATGCAACCTGATTTTATTTGGATTAAAGATAGGTCTGTTGCATCTGCATACGCTTTGACAAATTCTGTTACAGGCATTACAAAATATCTAGAATCAAATACAACAGCTGCAGAAACAACTGACACAACTTCTGTTACGGCTATAAATTCAAACGGATTTTCTTTAGGTGCTGGCACTTCAACATATTTCACAAATAGAAATGGTGAAGCATTTGTTGCGTGGCAATGGCGAGCATCTAACGCAACAGCCGTAACCAACACAGATGGAACTATTACATCTACAGTAAGTGCTAATACAACTGCTGGATTTAGTATTGTTACTTGGACAGGTAACGGAGTTACAGCGGCAACTGTTGGTCATGGTTTAGGTGTAGTTCCTGCAATGATTATTTGCAAAGAAAGAAGTGCATCTGGTGAATATTGGCATGTTAAACATCAAAGCACAGCTAGTAATACTAATTTATTTTTAAATCGCACACAAGCTTCAACTTCAGCCGCATCAGTTGGGGACGGAATATTATCTGATTTATCTAGCAGCACTACGTTTGGATTTGCAACTGCTGGAAGTCCTGGTAACGTGGTTGCTGTAAATGAAAATGGTGTAACCAATGTAGCTTATGTCTTTGCACAAGTCGCTGGATACTCTGCATTTGGCTCATACACAGGTAATGGTTCTAGTGATGGAACTTTTGTATATACAGGGTTTAGACCTAGATTTATTATGCTTAAAGCGTCTAGTTTTTCTACCGCATCTACTGTTTGGGCATTATTTGATACTAGCCGTAGCCCTTACAATGCGTCAGTAAATGAGTTGTATGCAAATTTAGCTGATGCAGAATTAATAGATGGCTCAGGTATTGATATTTTATCTAATGGTTTTAAACCTAAAAGAAATTCTGAATATGCAAACAGTAGTGGTCAAACTTACATATACATGGCATTTGCCGAATCACCTTTTAAATACGCTAACGCAAGATAGGAACTAATATGTTTATTAGACAAGACGAAATCAGACCTGATGACCGCTACTACTGGGTAACGGCAAACGAGAACGGCTCTTATACTGCCACACCAAAAGAGTTAGAAGACCGTGAAGAGGTTGACGAAGACGGCAACCCAATGTTTGTACAAATCTATGACGAGGCAACTCAGTCGATGGTTAACACAAACAAGCGACTAATCGCCAAGGGTCTAAAGTCAAACCATATTGCACAAGTCAAACGCAATACCAACATGACCCTAGCTCCAACCGATTGGTATGTCATTCGTAAGGCAGAACGCAACATTGACATCCCTGCTGATGTAGCGACTTATCGTGCAGCGGTTATTGCATGGGCTACGGCAACAGAGGCATCAATTACAGCAGTAACCACAGTCGAAGAACTTAAAGCAATTAACTTAGGAGTATCTATCTAATGGCACACTTTGCAAAAATAGAAAATGGCGTAGTTGTACAAGTCGTAGTAGCTGAAGAGGCGTTTATCTCTACTGGTGCGTTGGGAGACCCAGCATCATGGGTTCAGACATCGTATAACACCCGTGGTGGCATTCACTATGGTCAAGACGGTCAGCCTAGCGGTCGTGAGCCACTACATAAGAACTATGCTGGTATTGGTTACACATGGGACGGCACAGGCTTTGCTGCTCCACAACCATATCCAAGCTGGTCGATGAACCAAGATTCTTATCTATGGGAAGCTCCAGTACCGTATCCAAACGATGACAAACGCTACTCGTGGGACGAGGCTACAACCTCATGGGTTGAGTTAGAGACAGCATGAAAGCCATATACGAAGCTCAACTAGTTGACGGGCAAGTACAGCCTAGACACGAAGTTGAGATTGTGTGTGCTGCGTGTGGGTATGACTTAGATACATCTGAGTTAGAGGCAGATACTTGTGCCGATTGCAGTGCACCTTTGAACCTAAAGCAGCATATATCTATCCATGCAACTTCAGTCCCAGCCGCTGGCGGAGAGGTATTTTAAATTGAATCATGGCAGACGAACTGGGGTTATCGGCTGGTGCTAAAGGCATTAGTGAAGGGATAAAAACTGGACGGGAAGCTGGTCGAGAGATTGGCAAGAACATTGAGGAAGTACAGAAGGAAGCAGTAGATGTAGCAAAGCAGCAAGCAAACGCAAGGATTCGTGAGCGTAGAGAAGCAGAGTTTAGGAAGGAACGGGCAATATTTAAAGCCCTTGAAGAGTACAAACACCGCAAAAAAATCAGCGATGAAGAGTACAAACTAAGGGTGGATTTTATTAAGCAGCACGGCACCAAAGAATGGCAGAAGGTCTTAGACATCAAGACCGAGATTGAGCGGCTTGAGAAGGAAGACAAGAAGTACTTTGATGCCGAGTTGTCAAAGGTTAAATGGGTGCAGTTCTGGTGTTTTCTAGTAGCTGCTTGGATTGCTTATTACATAGTATGGGGTGGTAAACAATGATTACTTTATTTACGACATTAATATCGTTCCTCTCAGGAGGATTGCCTAATCTATTAGGGTTTTTCCAAGATAAATCCGACAAGAAGCATGAGCTGGAGATGGCTCGTTTGCAGACGGAACGGGAGCTTCAGATGATGGAGAGAGGCTTTGCAGCCCAAGCCCATGTAGAAGAGATTAAAACCCAACAGATTGAGATGCAGACCCAAGCCCAAGAAAGGGCGTCTTTATATGCTCACGACATCGAGATTGGCAAAGGTGCTTCCCAGTGGGTTGTTAACTCTAGGGCTATGGTTAGACCAGCCATTACCTACGGTATGTTCATCATGTTTATGTTTGTAGAACTGTTTGGGTTCTGGTTTGCCTTCCATCGGGAAGTGCCATTTGACGTAGCCCTAAACCTACTATGGGATGATGAGACCCAGATCATTTGGGCAAGTATTGTTTCTTTCTGGTTTGGAACACAGGCATTTAAGAAGTGAAAGTAAGCGATAAAGCCATTAAGATGATTAAGCACCATGAGGGCGTTCGCCAGCGTCCATATCGCTGTCCCGCAAAATTGTGGACGATTGGTGTTGGGCATGTACTCTACCCACGGCAAGGTGCGTTAAAAATAGATGAACGGGATGCCTACCCACTGGAATACAAAGATGACCGTACCTTTTCTATGGAGGAAGTAGATGACATTCTTAGAGACGATCTTAATCGCTTTGAGCGAGGTGTTGAACGCTTCTGTCCTGTCAAGCTCACTCAAGGTCAATTTGATGCTCTTGTATCTTTTAGCTTTAATGTTGGTCTGGGAACACTACAGCGCAGCACCCTCCGTCAGAAGGTTATTCGGGGCGAAATGGAAGAAGCGGCAGAGGAGTTCTTGAAATATACGCTGGCTGGGGGTAAAGTACTGAAAGGTCTAGTAACCCGCAGGAACGATGAACGTGCCTTATTCTTAAGTTAATATGCCACTACAGAAACTACAATTTAAGCCAGGTTTAAACAGAGACCAAACAAACTACACCAACGAGGGTGGGTTCTTTGAGTGCAATAAGGTGCGCTTTCGTTCTGGCTATCCGCAGAAAATAGGCGGTTGGTTACGTTACGGGACGTTTATAGTAGTAGGTATTTGCCGTCAGATGTTTAACTGGATTACCACGGCTTCGGATAACTATCTAGCCCTTGGGACGTCTAAAAAACTTTACATTGAAGCGGGTCAGATTCTAAATGACATTACCCCTATACGGCAGACTTTTACTAGTCCAACCACCAATAACTGTTTTACCACGGTCAATCTTTCTAAAACTGTCACCGTTGCAATTACATCCCATGGAGCTTCAGACGGAGACTATGTAACCTTTTCAGGAGCTACAGCGGTAGGCGGGATTTCTGCGACCACTCTAAATACTGAGTTTATTATTACTTTAATAGACGCAAACTCATTTACGATTACCGCTGCGACTGCGGCTACGTCTTCGACTTCTGGCGGTGGCACGGGAATTACAGCAGCTTTTCAGATTAGCGTAGGAAATAATAATGCTGCATATGGAAACGGTTGGGGTGCAGGTACATGGGGTCGTGGAGCTTGGGGTTCTGGAAGCGCTACGCCAGTCGTTCTTTCTCAACGAGATTGGTTTTTACAAAACTTTGACAATGATTTAGTCGCTAATATTCGTAATGGCGTTATCTATTATTGGCAATATTCAGGCGGCCCATCAACTAGAGCTACCCCACTGGCTACTACAACCATAGACGGTGTTGCTCCTGCTGATGTTCCTACGCAGGCAATGCAGGTTCTAGTCTCTCAGAATGACAAACACCTACTCTGCTTTGGCGCTACCCCTTATGGAGGAGGTTCATTTGACCCTCTATTAATTCGCTGGGCAACCCAAGATCAGCCTAATGTCTGGACACCTTTAGTCACTAATTCGGCTGGTTTTATACGGGTTTCCCGTGGTTCAGCTATTGTCTGTGCAGTAGCAACTCGCCAAGAAATTTTGGTTTATACCGAGGGAACTTTAAATTCTCTCCAGTTCGTAGGCACCACAGACGTCTTTAGTCTTAACGAGCTTTCGGACAATATCTCAATCCTTAGCCCCCGATCAGTCGTAGTAGTAAATAATACGGCTTATTGGTTTGGGCATGACAAATTCTATGCCTACACAGGACGGGTTGAGACTTTGCCTTGTACGATTAGAAATCACGTCTTTCAGAATCTAAACTACAGCCAAGCCGACCAGATTGTTTCTGGATCGAATGAGGGCTGGAACGAGGTCTGGTGGTTCTACCCAACGGCAGACAGTCAAATTAATAACGCCTACGTCATCTACAACCACTTAGAAAAAATTTGGTACTACGGCACGATAGACCGTACTGCGTGGTCAGATTCGTCTCTAAGGGAATACCCTCAAGCTGTTACAGGAACCTATGTTACAGGCTCTATTGCTTCTACGACTTTGACAGTCACTGCGGTCTCGGTAGGCGTCTTACAAGTCGGCTCTGTTATTACTGGAACGGGCGTAGCTACAGGAACCACAATAACGGCTCTAGGCACTGGGACTGGCGGGATTGGGACTTACACAGTCAATATTTCTCAGAGTGTCGTATCAACTGCTATTACAGCTGACAGTATTATTTATAACCATGAGCAGGGACTAAATGACGGCACGAATGCGATGACATCGTTTATTTCGTCTTCAGACTTTGACCTGGTAGATGGGGATCAGTTTATCCTGACTAAACGGATTATCCCTGACCTTAGTTTTGCGGGATCGACTGCCACTTTGCCTGCGGTCACAATATATATAAAACCACGGAACTTCCCTGGAAATGCCTATTCAAACGTAGATTCTGAACAAGTCATTGAGACTTCCGTAGACATATATACCGAACAGATCTTCATGCGGGCTAGGGCTAGGCAGATGGCTATTCAAATTGAATCAACCGACTTAAACGTCCAATGGCAGTTAGGTAGTCCAAGATTGGATGGCAGACCAGATGGGCGCAGATAATGGCAATGCAAAAGTTCCGAGCGCCAGCATTGCCGCTTGCGACACCAGAATACGACCAACAGCAACTGTCTCAGTTAATCGGGGTTTTAAGACTATATTTCACCCAGTTAGACTCGAACGTGCCTTTACAGGCAGACGGAATTCGGCTATTAAATTTACCAACATCGGGGTACAATTTGCCAGAAGGCACTGTATTTCAAGTTGGCGAAGACTTGCGGATTGTTGTACCTTATATTTCTTATCTATTTGGAGTATCAGCCACAGCTAGTGTGGGGACGGTAACGGTGACGGTGTAAAGGATAATTTATGGGAACAGGTGTAGGCGAGGCAATGTTAATTGGAGCTGCTGTTGGCGGCGGCTCTTCTGCTC